AATGGATATATGATCCTCTTTTTTGCAACAGAAGTTTGAACGATCTGATTTGCTGATCCCTTTGCGTCCTCCGTGAATCCTAGTTCTGTTGCAGTTATACCAAATGCGCCCCATACTAATTTCGACCACCATTTTTGACTTTCAATTAATTCTAGTTCCTGGTTTGTGAATCCTAATCTCTCAAACTTAGGCGTCCTGTTAACCATAGGTAATTTGTGGGTTGCTCTCTTCCAGTTTCCTAGACTATCCTGTACCTTTTGTTGTTGGACCCATTGCTGTCCAAATGCCTTTAAATCCTCAGCTGACATTCCATCCATACCTAATACTCCTGGGGGAATTGAATTGTCGTTAAAATATTCCAATTGGGATTCTACTGCATAGATAAGTGTCTGAACTGTCTTTGCCAAAACTTCCATAGATGATCTTCCGTATAAATTGTCTGTTCGTACTTTCTTCTCAAACCACACGATTTCTCTTCTGCCGAATGGAATTGGTCTTGCACCCGTATTAAATCCATATTGGAAGTACGCACCTTCATTCTCTGCGTCCACTGCATCCATCTCCATTTGGATTGCCGGATAGTCCATTTGTTGAGTTTGTGTTTCTCCTTCTCCTAGGATATTCTTCATTAAAATTAAATCTGCTCTAGTCGTGTAAAATCCATAAGGGTCCGGATTCTTTGTAAATGCCATTCCATCCCTACTACAAATTTCTACCATCTCTCCAAACATATTAAAGATCTTAACCATTATTCCTGAGTTAAGTTCAAGTAAGTCTGGCAACATCATTCTGACAATCATTTCCCAAGATTCTTTGTTTGTGTTTGGGTTATAAAAAAACTCCTGGATCCTTTCTACGTCTGATTCTTTTCCTACCACTTCATTGCCGGCACGATCCTCTGCAACTATTTCCCACTCAACTGAACATACCTCGTCGATGATTGCTGTTACACACATATCCACATAAATTGATGCTGCTAATTGTCTGTAATAATTAAGGTCTTTGTATCTTGGATAACCGAAAGGGGGCTCGGTAGAAGAAATTCGGCATGTACGCTTTTGGAAGCCCGTCTCTCGTTTCTTCAAACGCTGTTACTGCATTTTCTCCTTTCTTCTTAACTTTTGGATTAAAATCTTGCTCACCGAGTGGCTTCATCTTGCTTGTACCGAATATATTACTTATAAAACTCATTTTCACCTCCTGTCCTCTTCTTCAAGACTATGATATTGTTGACACTCATCGTTTAAATAAGCTTCTGATTCTCGTTTCATGAATGTGATTACTGAATTTATAGTGGGATCGGACATTTATCTTAGTAATACTAATTTTATAAAGGTATTTGTCAATTTGTATAAGCAACTATTATGGGACTACTCGGATTTGAACCAAGATTTGAAGCATCCAAGGCTCCGGTGCTACCAGATTACACTATAATCCCTCAAGCCCCTACCCGGAATCAAACCGAGAGCCACTCCTTACAAGGGAGTGATGTTATCATTACACCATAGGAACTTATGCGAGGAGCAGGAATCGAACGCTACACATTTCAGGTTATGAGCCTGACGGGCTACCATTGCCCCATCCTCGCAATTATAAAGTGGGCTTAGGGACTGAACCCTTCTTTAAGCTACAAGCACCCACATTCTCGGTCTTTGCCGAGTGTCAAAGTATTTGTACTATCAAACAAATTGATTTAGTAGACTTCTCTACAATACACACGGCAGGATTCGAACCTGCAATAGTCCTACGGGAATGACCCGTCCAGTTCCTCGTGTGTAATCAATGAGGTTTCGTTACTCGAAGTAAGACTACTCCCTCAATGATAAATATACTAATCTATTCTCCTTTTTAAAATTAACTATTCTATTATTATCCTGTCTCCAACCATTCTTCTTTCTACCCCGTCAATTATTTTTGTTTTAATATGATGTCTTTTAAAGATTAAAGACTAACTACCTTGCATTGCCATGCCTCGCCATACCGTGCCTCGCCCAGCCTCGCCAAGCCTCGCCTCGCCTCATAAGATAAAGAAGTTTTTACCTTCCCTATCCTGTAGAGTTTAAAAAATAAAACTCTTATTTAAAATCTATGTGAAAACTTCCAAAGTTCCCAGTTTTTTCTTTTCTAAATCCACCAACGCCGATATGAAACCCTGCCCAGTTTAAAACATTTATAATCTGTTCTGCTGATAAATTATTTTTATTGTATTCAATAACTAATTTAACAGACCAATCATAAAAAGCATTTCTCATAATCTTTCTAGGTGAACCTTTCATTCCAGATGTTCTTCCCCAGTGAGTTAAGACTTTTTGATCCTTAAACTTCAATGATAGAATATCTCCCTTAATAGTTATTCCTTCCTTTATGTTTCTCATACCACCTTGCTTTATATCGAACAAGTATGATGATGCACGAATCATAGAGTTATAAAAAGCCCTTGCTGGGATTCCCAATTCTTCATCTTCGGTATAATAGAACTTTGCCTTAACTTTTTCTTCTTCCGATAAATAATCCTTGTCATAATTCTGCTTAGATTTAATCTTATTATACTTTTCTAAGACAGCCATATCCATTGGCTCTGGCATATATGGTGAATCACCAATTATCGTAACCTTAATTATTCCAATCTCTAACTTTTTTACGTTTATTTTTTGCTCTGCCATTCTTCACTTATTTCTGTTATTAAAGAAAATATAGGATTTAATTCGGTTAGTTCGGAATGTCTGTTTTTCCAGTATATTGCTTCAAATAATGCTCTTTGAATAAGCTGTTGCCTATAATTTGCATTATTTATTATTTCTACTATGGATTTATATTCTCTTGAAGAAGATTCTTTTTCTATTATGCTAACATTTACATTCTCGAAAGCATACATTTCTTTGTCATCAACTATTATTTTTATTTCGTTGATAAGAACTCTAGCTTGTTGAAGTCTCCATTTTTCTCCTGCCGAAGAATTATCCCAATCAAAAAATTCATATAACGAACTGGATTTTTTACTCGCTTTTTTGAGTAGACTATCGGCTGTAAGCCCATATTTTACTTGGACTTCTAAAACCTCACCTATTACTTCTGGAGTAAATTTCTCTGTGTTCTTGTATTGTATTTTTTCTTTATTCATTTTAACCTCCTTTCATTCGTTTTCTCTTAAATATACTTGTCTATTCTCCTTTTTAAAATTAACTATTCTATGATTATTCTGTCTCCAACCATTCTTCTTTCTACTCCATCGACTATTTTTGTTTTAATATTTGAGTCTCCATAAACTTTTAATTTGTTCTCTTCATCTACTGATTCGATTGGTCCGGGGAACGTCCATGCTGATTCGTTTGGGTTTATTTCGAAGTACATTCTCATCATTAAGCAATTAGAAACAAGAATATCATTAGCATAATAACAATGGTCTTTTTGAACCTTTAAATCATAAACGTCTATTTCCCCACATAAGCTTAGCAGCACAACTTCTTGAACAGCATTTGGTTGAGTCTTGTTTTTTGACGCTGAATTCTTTTCCGCAGTATAAACAATTTCTTCTTTCAAAATATCTTTTTTCTTTATACTTTGCGTTTTGAAAACATTTGTTTGAGCAATATTTACCGCATTGGTGTACACTTTTGTCAATAAATTCTTTTTTACAGAATTCACATATTTTTTTAATGTTTTTGATATTTTGTTTTGCATGAATCCTTTGATGTTCCGATGATTCAATGATTGTAAGATTCTTTGGATTATTATTGAAATGGTTTCCGTCAATATGGTGAACCGAGTATCCTTTAGGGATTGGTCTTCCTGTTGAATCCTCATAAACTCTTCTATGCAATGCTTCGATTTTTCCATTTCTTTTCTTGTAATAATATCTTCCACTGGATAAAAGCCTGTATCTTTCTCCTTTGTAAATAATCTCTTTATTCTCCATTTTAATAAATTTTTTGTGTTTAATATCTCTCCTTTGTACTCTCTCATCTTAAGGGCTTTAACCTTTTTAAAACTATCATTTAGATAAATCTTGTGATTTGGTGTGCAATAAATTTCCTTACCATTATTAAATTTTATTTTTACAATTTGCTTTGATTTCTTCCTTTTTACTTCTAAAACTTTCCTGCTTCCATATGGAGTTATTACCTTTTCTCCAATATTAATATCCTTAATGAATTTATATCCATTTGTGGTTAATACGTTGGTATTTCCTACCAGACAATCCCCAACATCTGTGGATCTGCTAAGCGCTGCCGTATCATGCAATTCTTTCTTTGTTATAACTCTCATCTTTGAATCCTTGTCTGAATCCATTTGCTTCATAACTTCCAGATCCTCAATTAATAACTCTTTGATATTAATTGGCAAATTTCTATAAATCCCTATCAATCCAGAATTAACATGGTTTGCTAATTCGAACCAGCACTGGCTTCTCAAATTCTTGTAATTGTCTAAACCTTCATCATCTGTTGTTTTCTTTTCTTTTTTTAATGGTGCCGCGTTTGCTACGAATCCAATAATTTCTGGCATAGCTTTCTTTAGGCCGAACCCCACACCGATCTCATCTACTAGACACCTGCTTCTTGGTATCTTCCTGGATGTTAGTATCTCATCCAATCCAATCTCATCTTTCATTCCTGGCTTATCTTTTATTCCAAAAGCTGACACCCCATTTTCAAATTTTAAAATCTCTGTAACAAACAAACCGTCCCAAATAGACACAATACAACTATCCCGTCCAAACCCTGACTGATCAACTATGCAATACTTCCTTCCTCTCTTTGCGTCATTTGTGAATAAATCTATAATGCAATCATAATCGAATATCTTTGTTGGGTCGTCATCGTACTCCCAGTTCCCGTTTAATAATCTCTCCCGGTTCTTTGTGTCTAGCTTTTTTAAATTCTCTATGTAATGGTCCGATATGAATGGATTGTCATAAACCCCTGCCTGTACATAAGCTTTGTAGAATTCTAATTCTCCATCTCTCCACTTCTTATAAAAATCTCCATAAATAAATGTTTTACAAGGGTTGCTTCCCATGGCCATCTTTGGGATTAATCCGAACTCATCTAATTTAAACCTGATTCGGCTTCTCATAATTTGATACGCCTGTGGTGTTATATCTCCCATCTCATCGATTGCTCCATCTGTGTACTCAGTCGAACCAAGCGAAACAAAATCAGGATCCGATGGATATAAAAATAAATCCTTTAGGTATTCTTCGCTTCCATTACTAAATATAATTACTCCTGTTTGTGAGTTGTATTTGTAGTCTACTCCTAATTTCAGTCCTAACATTCCACACACCTCAAAAAATGTCAATAGTGTTGATGCCTTCAAATCTTTAAGTCTGGCCCTGGCCAAAAACCCTCTTGAAC